GCACAGGTGCTAACAATGTAACTATAGATGGCGTGACATCATCATGGACAGGAATCAACAGCAGACCAAACTTTACACAGACGACACCAGGCGGAGCATTTCAGTTCACAGAATCTTACCAAGGTCCTGGTTTAAGCAATCAAACAATCATTCAAAGAACAACAGAAGTCACAAGCATAACAGACACTACCTCTATCTTCTCACAGTAGGTATCAATCTTGCTTTCCCAATTCAAGCATACGCTGAAGTCGGGGGTGTTAGTGCTACAGCTGCTCCCGTTGCTAATTCTTCAGGCTCTGTTACAAATCAGGCAATCCAAGTTTTACAAGGACCCTACATTACAAACACCTATGGGGCTGGGATCCAGTGTCAGGGACCAACTCTAAACATCACACCATATGTCACTGGTAGTGCTTCTGCTACCAGACCCTATGAAGATTACTACTATGATCCTGTCTATGACATGAGGGACATGGATGATGATGGAGCACCTGACAATCCTGGTTCTGTATTATATCAAGTTCCCGTAAGAACAGGACAAAAAGATAACTATAACTTAGGTGTTGGTTTCTCTATGACATGGAGCAAACCACTAGATCAAAAACTACAGGATCAATGTAAAGAAGCAGCTGCTGCTAACATCGCACTGATGCAACAACAAACTGCTAACAAGAGATTAGATTTTGAGATCGCTAGACTGAAGAATTGTGGCGAGTTGATGAAGCAGGGTATCATGTTCCACCCACGCTCACCTTATTATAAAGTATGTGCTGATGTGGTTGTGAATAATCCCCCAGGGCACGATCATCCACACGTTCATTCTATCCCTTCGGTTTCAAGACAGAACGCAAAGCCCGAATTGCCTGTGTCCTCTCGCGCTGAAGATCTTGGCGGTCCCTTACAGACAACACAGGAACAGACTTCCCCCTGATAGCAGCAATCTTTTTCATAATTTTCTTGACCGTTGGTTTGATAACCTTTAGTAGGATATCTGCCAGCGGTTTTGCCATAAGTGCTGATGCTGTTGCTACTACAGCAATACTTGAGGTAGTTACAACTGTCCCAGCAGCAGGAAGACCAGCAATCACTTGCTCTGGTAGAGGCACAGGTTCTGTAATCTGAATACACTGATTGCCAACTAACTGATAGTCAGTAACTTTCTTTCTGAACCCCTCAATGTATGTGCCAACAGGTTCCTTTGCCTGCTGTGCTGGTGTGGGACAATCTACCTTGGCAGTAGCAGCGGGAGGTTTAGGTATCGGCAACTCAGGAGCAGCGGGAGCTTTAGGTTGCCTTGTATCTACTCCCGAAGGTCTTGTAGGAACTATCTGGTTAGGTTCAAAATTAATAGGATTATAACTGGGAACGCCAGCGTCGCAATACGTAACCAGTCCTCTGTCGTCATCACTTCCGACAGTTTTAGATTTGTTCTTCGCTTCGTGGGCTTCAACACAACCAGGCACATCAACGATAGGCACACCAATATTTACCACTACGGGTGGTGCTAGTGGAGTTGATGTGTAATATTCGTTAGCAGTTATGACCTGTGGAATGTCAATCTCCCGAACGTTGATGTTAGGAGAAGTGATATTACGGATTTCCATTAGCAATCATTAAATACTTTTCCAACTTCAGATCCAATCTCAGATCCTGCTTTCTGTCCTAAGAGCAACGCCCAACCACCTGCCAACCAACCCACATAGGGGATGCTAGAAAGGGCAGGAACAGCGACGCCTGCAGCAATAGCACTACCTGCCATCGCACCTTGAGACCGTGCTCCAGCGTCCGCCACGATGCACTCTATGTCTCTTGCAGACTTTCCCTCGCCGTCAACGGCACCTCCTATGTTCCTTGTGCCGTCCATGGTGTATTCGTCAATGCGATACTCCCTACGCTTCTCAGTGGTAGGTCCAAACCATCCACGCTTATCCTTATCTAACTGTAAGGATTTTTCTGAGCGTAGGATGGCAGGATCGTTTGCTTTATACTCAATCTCATAACCATCTCTTCCTGCCTTGATCCTGTAGGATGAGTAATCACCTCTAGGAATATTGATGACAGGAACATCATGTCTACGTGGTTGATGTATGACATATCCAAGTAGACCGATATGAGAAACACCTACAACCGCACCCAACACCAGCAAAGCAACTTTGATTGGTGATGAGTTCTTTGTTGGTGTTTTGTTAGTCATGGTTAGAAGGGAAGAGCGGGTCCTGTCGTCTTAGGAAGGGACGCACCACCTTGGGGAATAGCACCACCAGTTACTTCTGGCATCTTAGGCATTGCCTTTTCAAGCATACCAGGGAGAGCACCAGCAACTGCTTCGGTTGCTGCTTTAGTTGCTGCTTCTTTTGCCTGTTCAATCAAAGCATCTTTATTTAGATACACATAGGCACCGCCACCAACAATGGCAGCAGATACACCAAAGGAAGCAAGAGCAAGAAGGTTGATAAGTTTTTGCATGGTTTTAGATAGTAGGCATTACAGGTGGCTCACCATCCTTCTTAGGTGCGGTGGCAATTTGAATTGGTGCTTGTTCAATACGAATGGTCTGAGCAGGTGCTGTCTGTGCTGCTGCGGCAATCAGTTTCTCTAGATCTGCCTTGGAGACACCACCGCCTCCACCCATCTTCATTGTTCCATCACCAGACTTCTTCGCAGTCTGAACTCCAAAGGTAGCTAAGACCCCAGTGAAGACGGATGCGATGAAAGTAGGATCAAGTTTCTGCTCGGGAATACCAAGAGCAGGAGGTAGTTTGATGTAGGCAAGCGTAAGAATACCACCAGACCAGATAAGAATACCAAGTCTAACCATTGTGCTGATCGCTTCTAACTGACCTTCATGATCAGCAGCAGCATCCTTTAGTTTAGCAAACGGACCTTTCTTTTTCTCTTCCTCTTTCAGAGGTTCTTTTACTTCTTCGGGCATGATGAGCCATAATTAGGCTCTTCTATTTATCACTCAGCAGGTGTTTCTTCTTGAGGTAGTGATGCTTGGTATGCTGCGATGACTTCATCAGTCCAAACAACTTCAGCAATAGCAACAACTCTAGGATCTTCTCCAGATGTATCAGCACCAGGAACTAAAGTATGACGATGGAATGTAGACGCAACCGATGCTCCATCTCTAAGGATCTCATCCTTCCTTCTTACTTGGATACATCCTTCTTGCGTAACTTCAATTTTATCAATAGCAGATCTTTCTTCTAGTGCCATTAGGGAAGTCCTCCAGACTAAACAGATTTAGGCAAAGGTATTTATTATGCTTTTGCGCGATACAACCAATGAAAACAAAAACGAACCGAACCAGTATTAGTATCAGTTCCCCATCCAACGTTTGTTTCAGCTCCAGCATTTCCACTTTGATAAACAATATAAGCGGCGTTTGTATTTTCCACTGTCCATCCTCTAAGAAGATTATTAGCACCGTTGAAGAAACTATTATTACGAGCAGAAACCATCTCAGCATATGGTTTTGGCGTTATATCTGTTGCTGTAAATGGCAAAGACATATATACCTGACCGCTTCCTCCTGACAAACTAGTAACACTCAAATCCACAGTAGCAGAAACTAGTTGTCCTACTTTCACATACTGACTTCTATTTGTATCAATAGTGTAAGATGGGTTACTACTAGATCCTAATAAAGATGGTGTCCAAACACCTTCTTCATAATCGTCTAAAGCATTAGCGATATCATAATCTGTTCCAGGGAAATAAACCGCACCAACACCAATGACAGCATTTGGCGATGTTGATACTGTGCTACCATTTCTAGTAAATCTAAACGATCCAGTAGCATCGCCAGTTGGATAGTATGAGATGTCACCCCATGCTTGATCAGCTCCATTAAATCTAATCGTAGAGGTATAATCATTCGCTCCAAAACCTGAGGTAGAATCAGTCCTACCAAGAAACAAACCAATTGTTCCTGGTGCATTGTTGACATACAATGTAGATCCAATACCAGTAGCAGAAGTGTTGCTTGGTCCAGCAACTTCAAGATTTCCAGCGTAGTATACTTTACCAAAGTCACTATTTCCACCGCCAGTGTTCCATACCTTATGAAGAACATTAGAGTTCTCATCAGAAATTTGGAAAGAAATATTCTCAGTTCCAGACTGTGGTGCTTCGTTGTTAGCACCAATAAAATGAACCATTGGAACATCTCCGTTGTCCCAGTTGGTAGAAACTTCTAGTAATGATGTTGGAATTGTAGATCCATTTCCAGCATAGTTTCCGATACCAGTTTTACCGTCTGGAGTAATTCTAAATACTGCGTTTGAAATACCAGAGGCGAGACTTCCACCAGCAGATATCAAAAATCCATTGTTGCCATCATTGTATCCCATGCCAACACTGAACTTTACACTTCCTCCTCTAGCAAAATCCATTAGAGATGGTCTGCTGTTCCCATCAGTAGGAGAATTGATTAGAATTTGTCCCGAGTTGCTAGTGTTTGTCTGGTTGAACTCAGCAATATATCCAGAAACATCAGCAGAGTTTACCTTTAGTGTGCCAGGAGCAGTATAAACCAAGTCATTATTGGCATCCAACTCTAAACTATTACTACCTTCAATCAGTTTATCAGAAGGAGTAACACCCAATCCAATCCACTTATCACCATCCCATTTGTATGTGATAGACCCAGCAGTGAAAGTTTCATTTACACTGGGACTTGCTGGAAATACGATCGCCATTTGATTTTAGATTAGAGATACCCTGAGGTATTTATCTATCAGACATCTATGTTCCTTCTTCCGTCAGTGATATACAAAGCACCACCATAAATGTATCCAGAAGTGCTTGTAGTTGCAACACCACCATCTAAAGAAAGTTCACTCTCGCCATTCCTTGAACCACTAACTCTAAACATAATATCAGTGTCATCAATATATCCACCATAGTGCTCTCTTTCATCACCCGCACCGACATTAGCAATAACATTCTCTACACCACCAACCCATGCGGATCCTCTAACTCTAACTGGAAGGTTGTTATCGCATTTCCATGGAAGATTATTAATTCTTACTCCATAAGCACCGTTAGTAGTAGTTCTGGCACTCCACTGATAATTGTATGTTACCATCACCATTCTTCCAACACGTTGCCAAAATCCACCACTATTAGTAGATCTAGTGTGATTTCCTAGGCTTGTAATTTGTGGTTCCCAATAACCATACTCAAGTAAATTTTCACCATATGCCATTTCTCCTAGCATACAGTTTAGTGGGATATCGTTAGGTCCCGTTCCGATATTGATTGACATTAGTTTTAAGAAGTAACGGCGGCTAGTTGAGCATCTGTAAAGTGCTCCTTGTAATATTTAACAGATCTAATGATACCAGAATTGGGTTGACCAAAAAGAGCAGTTGCTCCAATATAACATTTCGTCAAATCATTTCTCAAAGAAACACTTGTATCTGTTCCATGAGAAGTGCCATCAATATAGAAATTAAGGTCATTTGCCTTAACTCTTAGTCCAATCTTATACAACTGATCAGGAACATAGTTCACAGAAGTACCAATATTCCATTGATCAGTAACACTTGTAAAAGAACCCCAAGTAGCAATGTCAGCATTACCATCAAATCTAATTTGATACGCCTTGTTCTGATCATCATCAGAAGGAACCATCATCAAGAGGTGATGGTTAGTTCCTGTTTCATAATTATTTCGCGGACCATATGCTTCAATAATCCATGTTCCTCCAGTAGGACAATAGAATTGGGAAGCATCTTCACATACTAGTTGATCACTACTAGATCCTGTTTCAGTATTGCCAGTGGTTTCAATATAAGAAGTGCGCCAGCCACGAGTTAACTGAGGTCCCCATAAGTAGAAGTAGTTGCTAGTAGATCCAGCATAAGAAGCAAAGTCTTCAAACATAACAAAAAATCCAGACGACTGAGCACCAGAAGAATTAGATGTCATAGTAATTCTATACCAGTCATCGGGGTATTCTTCAATATGGTAACTTTCAACATTAGCCGATACTGATATCACTGATCCATCGGTAAGATCAACATTAATATATGGATTACTTCCACCATAATTTGAACTACCAGAAAGGTGAAGTCTTATTGTTGTTCTTGTTCCACGCCTTGCCCAGATAGAAGCAGTAATTCTTCCAGCATAACTTAGAAAATCATTAAAAGCAAGGTGATGAACACCATTAGCAGTAGTTTCAGTGACTTTATTAGCTCTGTTTTTACCACCAGGATCTTTTACATCTGGTGTGCTACTATTGAATGCTACATTAGTGATACCTTGAAGATTATTATTGATGTTGCTGGAATCTCTAACATAATTTTCCAAAGCAGATTCAGTCAACAAACCTAAACTTTCACCAGTCATAGGATCATGAGTAAACCTAGGTGTATGTTGATGGACTAACTCTACATGTCCAGAAGCATTGACAAGAGCAACTTTGTTTCGATTGGTATGGTCTCTTTGAAACTTAAATCCCTTACCAAGTCTTTTACTATTAGCAAAATCTAGATTTAAAGCTGGTCTAAATCCAGGAATATTTGTCCCGTCTAGGACAATATCGGATGAAAAAATTGGCATCTCTTATGCTACCTCTGTAAGATTGAACTTATACTTCTTACCGTTCCTTCTATTTATTAGGAACAAGTCTTCCTCACCCTCTTGAATTGTATATTGACCCCAAGTTCCATCTACATCATTAGCACCACCTTCGTTGGAGAGTTGAAGGTCAGCAGAGTAGATGTTTGCCCAACGGAATGATGCTGTGCCTAGATCTTGTGTGGCATCAGCACCAGGACGAACTGTTCCGTCAGATTCTATGAATAATCTATCAAGTACAGTCCCAGCGGATGCCGTTTCAAAAAGAAAATATCCATTATCTTTATTAACTGCGTCATCACCAGTTCTTACTGTCAACTGTGCGACTTTATTAGATCCCCACCAATATTGATTTACCTGAATAGCTTGATCGCTGTTTGCTCGGTTAGCTTTTACCTGATTTAGAAAATATCCTGAGGTGATCCCATCACCATACTCAATTGTGCGTGTACCAGAATTTCCATCAACCGTTATATCTGCTCCAAAAGTGCTAGCACCACTTACACTTAGCGTTCCATTCAGTGTAGTAGTTCCCTCAACAGTCAGATCAGTAGGAACTCCGTTTGGTGAGGCATCTACCCACTGAGATGATGTGCCGTCATTATAGTATACGAACAAGCGTCCATCATCTTCATCATACCAGAGGTCTCCTTCATTAGCATTGGTAGGAGCAGCAGATTGAACAGCAGCTCCACCACCAATCTTGCCCCAGATATTTCCGTCGTATCCTTCAAATACACTGGTGCTTGTGTTATAGCGAAGCATACCAGCAGCAGCTGATGGATTGTTTGGTTGTCCTGGTTGTTCTTGTGTAGTTCCAGCAGGTAGTTGTAAATATCCAGTGCCTGTTATATTTACATTACCAGATACGGTGAGTGATGTGAGAGTTCCAACAGATGTTAGTGTTGATGTTAGAACACCTGCGCCAAGTCCGAATGCTCCAGAAGAAGGACCAATCTGAGTGCTACTAGCAATCAATACATTATTGATTCTATACTCCTTACCACTAGCAAGATCCATGTGCTCAGAAGAAGTCCAAGCATCGGTATCATTTTCCCAGAGGAAATTCTTATTTGTCGTTCCATTAACAATAATGCCACCACCGTCAGCTGCGGTGTCTGAAGGACCGATAGCACTAAAGACTGCTGTTCCAGTTCCAGTTACATTGTTAGAAAGAACAGCAGTGTTGCCATTGATGGATACAATGGTTGTTGAAGATGGAATTGTAATGCCAACCGTATTAGATACAACTTCCATTCCAGGAATTAGTCCTAGAGTTGGAGAGATCGCTGTGATATTTGCCGATCCATTGGCAACTGAGCAACTAAACTGAACACTGACAACAGCAGCAAGGTTGATTGCTTTGTCAGAAATTTCAACAACGTTAGAGTTTACAGTTGTCGTTGTTCCATTAACAGTTAGGTTTCCTTTTACAACAAGATCTTGATTTACTGTTGTGCTGTTATTGAGAGTAAGATTGAAATTAGCATCACCACGAACCCAATACTCAGTTCCCGAACCAATAACAAGTTGCCTGTTTCCAGCTGGGTTGGGTGGTCTATATGTAGCATCATTGATTGGGTTGCTGCTATCTGCTGGTCCAATTAGAACGTTTCCACTACCACCACAATCATTACCAGCATAGTATCCAATACATACGTTGGCATCACCAGCAGTTGCTTGCTCTAATGTATTAGCACCAATAGCAGTGTTCTTATCACCAGCAAGATTACCTAGTAGAGAAGAGCGACCAACGGAAGTATTTCCTTCTCCGTTATTAGCTCTAAGTGCTTGATAACCAATGGCAGTGTTAGCAAATCCAGAAACATTTGTCAGTAAAGATTGATAACCGACACCAGTATTCTGAGATCCACCAGAGTTGCCACCAAGAACACTAACTCCAAGTGCTGTGTTGGTATTGACTGCTCCATTTCCTCTACCAACAATCATTGGATCAGTAGATCCACCACGAATTAGAATGTCAGCATTTCTAGAATCAAAAATAGCATTACAAATAAGATTATCTGCCGAAGTTCCACCAACTGTTAGATCTTCATTAATAACTACACTCTGGTCAAATGTTGTTGTTCCTCCAGCAGCACCAATATCAATTTGAGTAGCAGCACCACCAAACTGAATTGACTGAGCACCACTATTGAGAAGAGAGAATCCACTAGAAGTGGTAATGATACTCGTAAGAAGAACTGGACTTGTTTGGAACACAAGACTATCAGTTCCAGTGACCCCAGTAATCAAACTACGAAGCTGTGTTGCTGTAGTAGAGGCAAACGAAGCAAGAGTATCCGACTTATATGCTACATCTCCACCAAGTCTAAAGTTTACATTAACAGGATTATTATTGTTATCACTGGTAAGAATTAGACTTCTAGATACCGATAAGGATTTACTACTTGCTACGTTGAGGGTTGCAGAAGCAGTAGAAGTAATTTCCAATCCATTGATACTTGTAGCAGTAGCAGATCCAAGTGTAGGACCAGATAAGATTGGAGATACAAGAGTTTTATTTGTTAGAACTTGAGTTTCATCTGTAGTAACAAGTCTATGCTCAACAGATCCATCCCATACTCTCCAGTAAGCACCAGATTCATACCACTGCAGTGCTGTAGAAGATGTTACATTACCACTAGAATCTGTAGTTCTGTTTAGTTGAAGACCACCATTGAATCCAACAATATTATTTCCCTTTCTCAGTTCAATTAAATTATCTTCTACCTGTAAAACTGAGGTATTGAGAATAGTTTGATTTCCCTGAACGATTAAATCACCATCAATAGTAACGGCAGATCCATCGTCAGTGATAATACTATCTGCTAGTTGTGCGTTTCCACTATCCCATTTTAGTAGTGTATTACCAGAGAATGAATTGTAGTTCTTGAGTTGGAACCAAATACCAGATTTCTGAACACCACCTCTAGCATTGAAGGTAGCACCAGTATCAGTGTTGATGGAAGAAATTGTAATCTCAACTTCTCCAGTTGATTGGTTTGTAGTTTGGGTAACTGTTGTATCACCAGCTTGTTTGAATCTAAAGTTTCCTGCTACTGGTGTAATAGGATTGCCATTATTATCACTACCAATTTTAGTAATAGTGTTCGTATCAGTGCTATCAATTAAAATTGTATTACCAGATTGTGTTACTTGAACATTTCCACCAAGAGCGGTTCCGCCCTCTATAGAAATATCAGTGGTTGAAGTTCCAGATGATAATGATGGTAGATATGTTCCAGTTGATCCACCTCTTACCCTTGTTACTGTATCTGTTGAACTGACAGTAATTTCTGGATCACCAGTTCCACCATTTACTCCCTGAGTAATTGTAGTAGCACCAGAATCTAAGAAAGTAAAGTTTCCAGTTGTGTTGTCTGCTGGACCATAAGTTCCACCAGATCCAACACGAATTTTTGTCTTAGTATCAGTATCAATAGCATCAACATTGATTGTGCTACCAGTCATAGAAACTGTAGCAGCACCAGTTGACGTAAATGAAATTGCACCAGAGGTAGCAGCGCCGCCAGGAGCGATAAGAGTTGTGATTGTGTTGTTATCTACAACATGACCAGTAAGAGTGATCGTATCATCTACTCTATCTAAAAATAAAGAAAGAGCATTGGATCCAGCGGGAATGGATGATGGAGATCCGACAGCAATTATCACATCATCATTTACACCAGCACCAACATTACCACCAGAAGTAAGGCGAACAATTTTTTGAGATGCTGATGTTCCATCCTGAGCTGAGATGGAATATGTAGTGTTATTATCTGGAGTTATTACAGTTCCCCCAAGAGGAATAGTAGTTCCATTAACCGTAATACCAGCATTAACGAGAGCACTGTTTGGAATGTTGGTTAGAGTGTTTAGTGATCCAGAAATTACACAAGTCTCAAAAGTCTTATTTGTTAAAGTTTGCGTCTGATCTAGATATACATCACCAGGACTATCCCAATGGACAACTGCCCCATCGCTTCTCAGATACTTTCCATTGCCATCGTCCCCATTTAGGACAATTCCGTTTCCAGATAAATCTAGTCTATCACCAGAAACAAGTTCTTCAATTTTCAGAGAAATCTCATTGACAATAAGTGGAAAACGATCAGCCATCTAACTCAACCAAATGGGTACTAGTGCTCTGGTTTATTTATGCCTCAGAAAACAACGATACTTGCATACATACTACCATGATACTGACAGACATAATAGTATTGTCCTGGTGGTACACCAGTAGTGTTCCAAGTTACTGTACCAACATCAGTTCCGTTGTTAGTAATTGTTCCAACAGTGATACCAAACCCTGTTCCAGTCGTTGGTTGTGTCTTTACCCAAAATGGATGCCCAGAAGCATTCATTATAAACTTTAAAATATCTCCAGCAGTACATCGTACAGTTGGATTAGCTGCGTTTGAAAAATTACTTTGTTGATCTGATCCATTAAACAAATACACACTAGATCCAGCATTTGTAACTGTCAGTGTATAAGTTGTCGCATATTCATATACAAGAGGAGCAGGAGAATTACTTACAGACATTCTTGGGAATGTTAAACCAGTTGTTCTTTCTCCAGATTGTTCTTGTAAGAAACCAGAAACAGGTCTAGGATTAGCAGCAATCAAATACTTATTAGGACTACCTTGCCTACAAGAATTATCATTTAGTCCACCACCAGCGACATCAAATGTCATGTCGCCTTCTCTACTAGTATCGTTCAGATACTTTCTTGCATCACTCTGAGTAAAGTTAGTCTTGCCGCCAGCAGCACATGCAATCACACCACAGACTTGTGGTGATGCCATACTCGTTCCTTGAATTGGATAAAAATAGTTTCCACCACCATATTTTTGATCGGTAAATCCTGTGTTGCCATAAGAAGATAGAATATCATCACCAGGAGCAAAGACATCAATACAAGGACCAAAGTTCGTATAAGTAGATCTCCTAAATTGTGAGTGATCTGACAAAGCACCTACAAGAATAGAACCACTATCAGGAGTATTTGGCCAACCACCTCTATTAAGATAGATAGTTCCCACACCATTAATACTTACAAGATTGTCCCAGTTATCATCATTGACTTCTGCCATCAACATGTTGTCATTTCCAGCAGCACCAATGATTACGACACCATCATCAATAGCATCTTGAACATCGGCAGATATGGCAGCATTCCATGCTGGATAAACATCGACACCAAATCTCAATCCAAAGTCTGCCTCTACTCCTGCCTGTGTCCAACCACTAGGTCCAGGATTGCCAGCATTGTATGTAACTCCTTGCCATACTACTTGAGTTA